TTTAAATAAAAAACCCCACCTGTAAAAAAGATGGGGTTTAATTATAATATTAGTGAATTACTTAATGTTTAATAAAGTTCCTGATCCACCAGCCACTGTTGTAGGAAGTTTCCCATCCCAAGCATTCCACTTAACATATTCAATATACAATGGAGACAATTGGTTTTGTTTAATTTTGATTGCCAATGCCGCCGCTTGTGCGTTGATGATAGTTTCTGCCGAGTCAGCTCGTGCCACAGCCACCTTACGTCTACCTTCAGAGATCGCAGCGATCGCTTGTTGCTCTGATGCTTCCGCTTGTTGGATTGCCTTTGTTTTTGCTATAATAGATTCTTGTAATGCATCAGGTGGGATAATATTAGTTCGTAATTGAGACACATTAAACCACTTAGATAAACGTACATTACATTCGGTTACAATAGCCGCCTCAAATGCTTGTCGGTGATTAAAGATACTATCTACTTCCCATGTATTAGCAACATCATTAACCGCTCCGATAATGGCATTTTTCAACCAACCTTGTTCAATCTCTTTGATATCTTTTCTTAAGTTAACAAACATATCTCCAATCGCATCTTCACGTAATGAATAGTTGAACGTTGGTTTAATAGTCGCAGAGAACCCACCTTTTAGGATCACACCTTGATCTTCGTATTCAATATGTTGTTGGTATGTTGGGAACTCTAAAACTTGTTCTGTCCAACTATTATAAAAAACCCAACCTGTCTTATATTGATAACTTGACACTCCTCGTTGATTACCAATCAAATTAATTTTTAATCCTTTGTGACCCGAATCAATTTTTTCAATTGAATATGGTTGGAATATTGTAACCAAAATTCCAATCACCGCAACGGCAATTCCCATTATAGTTCTACGGTCATCGTCATTTGCACGACCTGATAAAAACATCATTGCCCCAATAGCAATAAACACAATAAATAATACAATACTAATCATTTTTTTCTTCTTTTTTAAATAAACTAACTGCCTTTTTTACTATTAATTTTACTTGAAAAATTGTGTAAGCCAAGGCTACTAAACTTACAACAATTTGGATTTCACTTGCCACCTCTCTACTAAGGATATATTCAAAATATAAATTGATTAGATAGAGATAGATCGTTGTTAGTATTATGACTCCCCATAGTCCTAACTTTTCTGTTTTAAACATTTACTTCATTTATTTTATATGATTTAACTTGTGAATGACAAATCTACACATTAATTTTAGATTTACCAAATAAATCTTCTGTTTTTTTACTTAAAGTTTGAATTATTTTTTCCAATTCATCTCTTCCTTCTATTTTTCCACTTTCTCCGTATTTTTCCAACAAATTAACTTGTCGTAAAAATTCATCTAAATTAACTGACTTCAGAATATTAACAGTTTTTTCAACATCAGTTTTAGCCTTTTCAATTATATAGTTTTCATAAGTATAAACTCTTATTTTAGCCATTATTTCAAATAGTTCAAACATAGTCCAACCATTCAAAATAACTTTTTGCTCATTAACTTCAGTATCAATTTGATTATAAATTGCGTAAGATGAAGTCAGGTGTTCATTTTTACCACGTGCATAAAATCCAACCTTATTATAATTTTTACCTCTCTCTTTTTTTGAAATTAAATAAAACAGATAACCATCAATAGTATAATTTTTAAACTGATAAGAACTTGATTTACTGGCAGTACACCATTTAGTATCCGCACCATATTTCAAGGATCCCTTTAAAGTTAAAGGACTAATTAAAAGGTAATCATCATTTTCAATTAAAACATCAACATGATCTTCACGAACAAATTCATTTTCCTCTTTTAATACTTTAGCGTTATCAACCACTCTAAATAACTGCATCATAGATTTATATTGACCACTATATATGTCTTTATTTTGAATATATGGTAACAACTGATCAAACTCATTAATTATTTTAACATATTGAGCAGCAGAAACCCCCTCAGTTGGTCGATCATTTTTTGTTGACCACATCTTAAACATAAATTCAAGATATTTTTTGGTTGGTGTTTTATCACCTTCAAAAAATTTATCACTTACGGATTTAATAACGCTTGGGTATTTTTTTCTTAATTCATCAATTTTTGCCATTGTTTATTCTTTTTTTAAGTTCTGTACTTGAGAAATTGTGTTTTCTTTCATTGTAGTATAACACAATACTCCTATCTAAACATATTTGTTTTGCGGTGAAATCTTTACCCTTATAGTCCTCACCAATAATTCTAACATCTAATTTTAATGTGTTAAAAAGATCTTCTAAATCTTTTTCAGTTTCATATGGTATGATCTCATCAACGAATTTACAACCTTTAAGTTGAATATATCTTTCAACGACCGATTGTATTGGTTTGTTTTTTTCTGGTCTATCAATTGTTGGATCTGTTTGTAACGCAATAATTAAATAATCACATTGAGTTTTAGCTTCCTCCAACATCTTTACGTGTCCCGCATGAAATAAATCAAAACAGGAGCAAGTTATTCCTATCTTCATTTCGAGTTATCAATTAAAATGTAAGGAGGTTTTATTCTAACTTCAGATCCATCACTATTAAAGTAATAGATTGTGTCACCATCAAAACCTATTGTATCTGTGTACCATATTGCATCATGCATCGGATTCACTCCTGATGTTGGAATATAAACTTTCCCATGGATTTCATATTTGTATTCTTTTCTCTTACAAGAAAACAATACCATCCCAACTAAAGTAATTAATATTAACTTTTTCATAGATTTTCTTCTTTTATTTTAAGGTGTTTTTCTTTAAATTGATTTAATAATTCAATGATCTCTTCAACAGTATCAAATGCCCATCTTTTTGTCTCAATGACATAAAAATCACCACCACCACCATTATCTGTTTTGATCGTTAAATATTGTTCCTCAGTTGTACAACAATCCGCCTCTTGGGTGTATGTCATTTCCAAAGTTTGACTTAATAAATTTGCTTTGATTGGGTCCATAAAATTATATTATTGGACAAATATAGTAATTATTTTTTAAATAAAACAAATTTTTAATAAAATTCATTCTCTCTAATCCAAATTACCGCAATATACTTATAACCACTTTTTACGGGTAATCCAGCATGAAGGCTATCATAATCTAAAGAACCATCATCTTTAATGTTGTCCCACAATACAAGTTTACCTTTTTTAGGATCAACTTTAATATTTAAATTTGGGAAATTTGTTTCTCCACCTTCAAAATCATCATTTAAGTAAACCAAAGCCGTTTTTAATCTTTGTCCACCTCTACTGAGCTCATCCTCATAGTATTCTTCACCAGGATGAAAAAAATCGTGATGATCTTTATATTCTTCACCAACACCATATTTAACAACATGAATACTTTCCATGTTAATTTTTGGTAATTTGGTCGTCTCAGAAATAAGATCTCTATATTTTATAACAACATCCCCATGTTCTTCATCTAACCAAGCCCCTTTTGCAACTCTATATCCTTCAATACTCTCACCAAGAACACCAACTTCATCAAAAGTGTCTGAAGCTAAATCTATTAAATTATCACATTCTTCATACGATAAAAAATTATTAATTTCTATGACCATATTTTTTATTTTTATAGTTTTTTATAATCCAACATATTGGCATAACAATAAGTAAAAAACTAATGCCAACCAAATGTAAAATACCTTCAATTAACATCATACCGTAATAAATTTAATTTCTGATCCCTCTAATGTAACATCACATATTCCACCGTTCTCAATTATATTGTTAATTCTAGATTCAGGTAGTTTTATTTTATCAGGATCTCCAATCAATTTATAACTTTTGGTTAAAGTTAGTTTTGGTTCTTTAATTAAAGATAATACCGTTTCGTTTTCACATACTACCTTTGAAGGGTACTGACCTCCAACTGTTACTATTGCAACATCACCAATTTGGATCTCGTCGTCCGAAACCAAATATGGTTCCTTTTCCATTATAATAATCTTATTCATTGTTCTTTTCTTTTTTTACATATATATGGTTGTAGTTCCAATTACCACATTGATCACAAGATTCGTAGTCCTTTGAATTTTCAACATCAAATTCAAACTCATCACCTTTATCAATAATAATGTTGGCAATATCTACCCAATCGCTCATACTTAATTTATCTTTTAATGATCTTACTTTATCAATCATCTTATCCTGAAGATCACTAACATACTCAGGAGTTCTTTTTTCATATTCATGAGTAAATAAAGATTCATCATCTATCTCTACATCAACACCAAAACAATTTTCACTTATTGTTATTTTTTTCATAATCCAAATTTATAGACCCTGTTTATATCTTCAATATATTCTTTAAGGTTAATCACAGATTTCTCAAAATCAACTCTTGGTGTTTCACCAAATCTTACGGATTCCTCCTCATCTTTTATCAGCTGACGACAACTACTATAGATTTCTTTTACGATATTAAGTAATACCTCCTCCTTATCATATTGTTTATTTATTTTAACATCCATAATATCACCCTCCAATTCTCGGCAATACTCTATTAACTCCATTACTTCTGGTTCATCCATTAGATGTTTATTATTTTTGAATATTTGATTTATGTTCTTCATAGTGTTTATCACATAATGTTGTATGCCAACCTATATTTGTTCTTAATTCTCCCTTTTCTCCACAGGTCTCACAAGTTTCATAACTTAGTTTCTCCGCAACCCATATTCTTTTATGAACATCATTTGATGCCGAATTAATATAAAATCTTAATCCACCAAACTTTTCCTTCACCTGACAAGTTTGTTTATCCCACCCTAATTCTATTAGATCGGTTATAAGGTCCTTAATTAAAGGATACCATCCATCACCAACACTAAAGAATCTGGAGTCCTTAATTGGTTCCCTATCAGTATAATATCCGTTTTCCAACCCCCCAATGGATTCCAAAAACTCATTCATTTCTTTATCTGTCATATAATTTTAATTTAAAGCTCCCAAATTGATTTTCGTTTCTTCTTTGGGAACTTAAGTGATAACCATAAAGTGACCTTTTGGATCATTCTTTTAATCCCCATTAGTTAAAAAATTAATAATCTTTTCTTTAACGCCACATTGTTTAATACCTTCACTTGATTTTGGGGTTAAAACGAAATTACTAATTGCCCAAGCATCTTTCCAAGGTTCACCATTCTTACCCATATTAAGATCGTCAACTGAAACCCAGTGTGTAACCTTAGGATGATCGTGTAGGTATTGTTGAATCTCAACGGTTCGTGTTTGTTCTAACTCCCATTGTGGTGACCATATAAATAAATCACTATGAACAGTACAATTCTGAATGTTTGGAGTTAATGCGATTGGTCGTTTGATGATACCTTGACTTTCGTAGTAGTCACCAAGTTCTTCAAGTGTTGCGTGTAGTTTCCAATCTGAACTTACAACAATTTCACATCCTGTTTCTTCGATAATCTCATTCAATAACTTAATTGCCTTCTTATCGAAATCATCAAAACGATACTCAACAGGAGCTTCCTTTAAATTTGGTGATGAATCAGGATTCGCTGAACGATATTTCGCCCATTTTTTCTTTCGTCCACCCCAATTATTAGAGAGACAAATTACACCATCGTTATCTAAGAAGAGTACTTTCATTTTCTTATGTGTTTGCCGTGTTTTCCAATTAATCCTATTACCATTATAAGTAATATGAATCCTACAAAATTAATCATAATTTAAATGTATTCAAAATTTTATTAATAAAAAAGGGGAAGTAGCGAATTTCCCCTTTAATTGTTGCCATAACGACAACGGTCCTAAAAGCCCACCCTCAAGGAGTGGGGTATTTTTAGTTTCTTATAACTTTTTCAGTTGATCCGTCACTATATCGGATGATATGTAATTCACCTGATTCAGGTTTACATTCTCTACCTAACATATCTGTGATTTTAACGATTGTCTTCCCATATTGAGTTAACTCTTCAATTTCTGCAAATCCTATACTCTCAGTTTGATTGATAACAATAGTTTTATAATCCATTGATTTAGTATAACAATACACAACTAATTGGAAGTTATAACATCCTGTTGAGTCGATCATTGGGTAGTTCACCATATATGTTTGGTATGTACCTGTTGTATCAATAACATACCACACACATAAAATACTGTCTAAACCACTATTAATAAGACCATTTATTGTCATATATGCTGTGTCGATTGTGTTAAAATTTATATTACAATCTTCTATGGTTGTGGTGAAATTACCAATTGGACTATTACAAGTACCTGTTGAATTTAACACTAAAGTATCTCCGAAATTGGTTGATTGTGTTACGATTGAATCACATAATGTTGTATTACATCCGTTAGCATCCATTACATAACAACAATACCCCCCTACAGATAAATTATTGATCGTCTGAAGCATATTACCATTACTCCACTGATATGTGTATGGTGCCGTTCCGTTAATAACATTTGCTGTCATTGATCCATCATTAATTGTAGAATCAATTGTTGTGATATATCCACCGAAGTTAAAACACGGATTGAATGTACCTGATGTTATGTTGAACGTAAGTGTTGTTGGGGTATTATTAACAACGAATGAAACTGTGTAAGTTCCAGGACAAAGACTATCAACATAGTATCCTCCTGATTGGATCACCGCGCCAAATCCATTCCAATTAATCACCGATAAGTTAACACTCGTATCTAATACTGCAGTACCATCACAGATGTTAGGACCACTAGTAGGTGAGGTATAAACCATTGTTTGGGACATTACCCCAAAAGAAATAACACTAATAAGTGTCAGTAATAATAATTTTAATTTTTTCATAAATTTGTTTTTTAGTTAACTATAAACAAATATAAATAATATATCAATAAAAAACCCTCCTTTTGGGAGGGTAACTAATTAAAACTTATATTTAACCGATAGTGAAACCGTTTGACCAAAAGTAATCTCTTGCCACCTATTATCTTCTGTGTCATATCTATGATTACCATTTAGGTCTTGGAAATATATAAGTTTTTGTGCTAATATATCTTTTAAGTTTAATTTTAATTCAACCTTTTTAAATGTTTTTGACAATTGGAAATCGATCACATTTCTTCCGTTTTCCCAAACGCTAGGTTCCTGTTGATTACCAACAATATAGATTCTAGGTCCGATAACATTATAGGATAATGTAACATTAAAATCTTCTTTTTTGTTCGTGTAAAATAACCCTGAATTAATGATGTATGGTGATTGTCCTTGTAGTGGTCTGTTACCACCAGCACCTATAACCTCATCCATATTTACCACTGACTTAATAATTGAAATATTACTATAGATTGTAAGTTGGTTCCATAATTTATGGTTTTCAACTTTAGATAAAAACCCTAATTTAAATCTGAATTCTAACTCACCACCAAAACTTTGTGATCTTTCAATGTTTGAGAAGTATAACTCAGGTGCTCCTGACGTTCCGGTCCTATTTATAGTTTCAATAGGGTTATTAAAGTTTTTGTAAAACCCTGACAAACTTATAATCTGACCACTACCAGGGTAAATCTCATATCTAATATCACAATTAGTTATCTTAGTTCTTTTTAAATATGGATTACCTGATGTGATATTATCCAATACGAAGTTATAGAAGTTAAATGGCGCTAATTCTCTAAACTCAGGTCTAGATACCGTTTGACTAATACTTCCTCTTAACTTCATTTTTTTATTGAAGTTATAAATTACATTAACAGAAGGTAATAAATCAATTACCGTTGTGTCAATGTTTCTATTTAAGTTACTCCCAAACTCAATGTAGTTAAAGTTTTGATTGTAAGATTCTAATCTAACTCCACCCGCAAATCTCCACTTGTTCAATTTGTAATCAACCATAGTGTAGAAAGAATTTAAGAATGAATTTGCATCATAACTATCATCAACTTTGGTTGCCTCATCTAATTTAAAACCACCCTGACCATTACTTAAAAGACCCATATTCTCAGTGGAGAATATTTGATCCATAGGTAATAAAAGTAAGTCACTATTAAAGGTACTACCGTTTGGTTTATATTGTGAAAACCCAAAATTTCTTGATTGAAAGTCTTTCATTCTAAATTGATTCCACCCACCGATCTTGACTGAATTAACATCTTTAAATGGAATTGTTAGATCATATCTTGCACTTATAATTTTTTCATCTGATTCAGACCAAAACATATTACCAGCAGCAGTTGGTATTGTACCGTTCTGTTGAATAACTGCAACATATTGTTCTGTTGGGTCATCCTCATTTAAAGAGTATTTTCTATACACTACTCTCCTTAGGTTCGGAATGTCTCTTTTAACATTACTATAACCAACACTCCAATTAAATTTATTTTCTTTTATCGTGTGAATCCCAAGTAATTGATTAGTTAAAAAGTTATTTTGAGTATACCAAAAATTCGTAGATTTCTCCCATTGTCTTGGATCACTATCTAACTCTCTAACACCCTTTCTAACATTAACCTTATCTTCAGAATTTACAGAATAAATATTCTTAAACTTGATGGTGTTGTTTTCATTAATCTTATAAACCAAATTTAACATACCACTATTTAAAACACTCTGAGTAAATACAGAATCATTTAGTTCCATTTTCTTAACCACACCCGTTGCTTGTTCCTCAAACTCTCTTCTAACAATATTATTATAGTTGAAGTTGTTTTGGTAGTTATATGTTAAAATGAAACTTAACGTTTGTTTCTTTTTAAATTTAATGTTTCTACTTAAGGTATATTGAATAGATGGGTTAGGTAACGCGAGCCTATCTTTAGTTGACCAAGTAAAGTCCATTAGTTTTGCA